CCAGTTTCTGCAATTCGTGCGTCAGCGGCATACCCGTCGCCTTCGCCTCAATGATAACCGTTTCCGGCTCCCAGAAACTGTATTGCTCCTGTGCAATTACTTTCAGTTCGGGAAAATCCCACCGTCCTTTTTTAACATCCAGAAGAATCAATGCAGGGGACCCGCCAATCTCCTGCGGGTAAAAAACACCCCACGTGGTAATGGCGCTGTAATCCGCCGTCTCCTTCTTTGAAAACGCCGTGTCATAACTCTGGATGACGTACTTCAGGTTCGGCACTTCCTTCTTAGTCCACTTCTTCCACCACTCCCGTTTCAATATGGAAAGTTCTTCCGCCGTGGGATTCTGCTGGTACTGCGCATTCCATTTGTACGCGGGCACCGAAGCCTTGACCTGTTCCAGCTCATGCTTGGACCAGAACTCCGGCCAGCACGGCTCCCCCGAGGGCATCAGCGCAGGCAATTCCACGATCTCCCACTGGTCCGCCAGAGGGTCCTTACTCTGTGCGCGGATGAGTTGCGCCGTCATGTCTTTTTCCGACCACCGCGTCTGTACCAGCACAATGGCCCCACCGGGCTGCAACCGCTGCCTCGGGCCGCCCGTATACCAGTCCCATGCCAGATCAAAACCGTTTGTGGACAAGGCGGTCTGCTCCGAGTGGGGGTCATCAATAATAATTAAATCACCACCACGGCCCGCTAAGTTTGAGCCAACGCCCACGGCATAGTACATTCCACCACGCTTCGTGTCCCACCGCCCAGATGCCTTGCTGTCTACCGATAAAGAAGTACCCGGAAAAATATCCTTGTATTCATCCGTCTCAAGAAGGTTCTTGGTCTTGCGCCCGAAGTTAACCGCAAGTTCCGTGGTGTGTGTAGCCTGAATAATTTTCATGGCAGGATTCCTGCCGATCATCCATGCGGGAAACAAAAAAGAAGCAAACTCACTTTTGGTATGCCGTGGCGGCATGTTGATAATTAACCGCTTGATCTCCCCGCTTGCAATCTGTTCCAGCTTCTTGGCAATAATCCCGTGGTGGGTCCCCATGATGAATTCGGGCCACATGGCGTGTACAAAATCCAGAAAATTATTATTGCAGTCCTCTACCTTCTCCAACTGTGCAAGACGGAGCTTCAGGCGCAGCATCTTGGTTTCGTTTTCGAGGAAGTTCATGGCAACCCGGCATGGACCGCCATATCGGAACCGAAATGGACCAAGGAAGAACGGTCTACCGGTTTTTCCGTATCCGTCCAGAAAAAACTGCCTTTACGGTAGGGGTGGTAGGCCACGCGTTTCATGGGAAGCAGGTCAAGCAGCACGGGCCACGGCCAGCGGGTATTGCCAGACTTGGAATCAAGCAGGTTCCCCCTTACTACCGCATGGACATTTTTGCGTTTTTCACGCAGCACGCGGTTTCTTCCTGCCTGAGATACCACGAATTTTGCGTCTTTGAGCACGGCACAATGAACGTGGCCCACGACACGCCCGTAATTGGACCGTTCTCTGGACCGCACGCTCCAGCAGTCTTTATGGAGGTTCCTGTAAATATCTACTTTCACTCCACTTCCAGAATTTCTATTTTTGTAATGACTTCGCTTGGAACAAATTGTTCTTCGCGCCAGTCAGTAGCGTCCTCCCCCAGTTCAAAAGCAAGGGAGACACCCTTGTAATCATGTTTCAATAACCAGCCGATTGTAATCTGGCAGGCAGGTTTATGCCTCGGATTACCACTACCGTCATCATCCATGTGGGATACAGTGTCATTCCAGAAAACAACTACGGGACTTTTCGGATAAGCATTTTTTTTACTCATTATCCCTGATACCACTTGCTATGGATTTAACCCAGAATTCAAATTCACTTTCTGTCATCGTAGATTTCATCCTGTTCACGGAATGACAAACAAGTCTGATATTACCACTTATGTAGCCCTTGGAATTATCAATACGGTCGGGAGAGCAGTTAGTCCAGCCCCCGTCAGCAAAGTGCGTCATGTGTAAATTGGTTACCGCACACCTGCCTTCCTGTTTGTTCCATAACTCAATTAAATCCTCTGATGTAATCTCCCACGCTATTTTAGGAGTCTGGCGTTTACGTACATTCTTTAAATTAAAGTATTTACGCCTTATATAAGCGACGGGAGTGGGAATCTTTTGTTTCATATAAATTTATTCTATTCATTTATCTGATTGAGGAGCAATAATCTCAAACAATCCCTCCCAATCTACAAAAGGACCCTTAAACTCGGCAATTTCCTTGGAACCCTTCAAACCATCCATCACAAGATTGACGGCTTCTTCTCCCTTGAACAGTAAAATACGGAAATCTTTCTGATTTATTTTCTGGTGCTTGACCAGAATCCATGTACTGGCGTGCTGGTGACGGGTAAAAAAACTAACCTGATGGGGGCGTAAACCAACCTTGTTCCCGTTACAGAATTTTAGCTCAACCAGATGAAAATTACCCTTTTCATCACATAGCATGATATCCGGGACTCCGGGCAAAGCCCATGTTTCAAGCCTAGTGGGTAATATCTGGCGTTTTGTCCTTTTCAGACCCTCCCGAGTCTGCTTCCACAACCCCGATTCTCTTTGCATTGCGGACGCTGGGATCTGTTTTTTCTGTACCGGTCGGGGCATAAGACTTAATCTCCTCAATCGCCTTCAGCACTTCTTCCTTGCTCATCTGGTCTATGCTTCCATGACGAATTTCGCTCTTGTTGATGTATATATCGCCTTGAGCCTGACCTCGGCGGTATTCTGCCTGAACCGCTGCGGAATAAGCCCCGTTACTCAGGGCTTCGTCCCGTATACGTTGTAATTCCCTGACATGCCTGCCGTAAGTAACCCCGTACTTGGCGTCCAGCTCTGCACGATAACGCTTGATTTCAGCCACTACATGGGGACTTATATCCGGATTAGTCAACTCATAAGCACGTGTATGGGAAGACGTAGGCGAATAACCGGCATTGACTGCCGCTTCACGGAGCGTGATATGACCGTCATTGGCTATCAGCTCACGGACAAATAACTGCTGCATACGGGTCAGGCGCGTATGTACGGAAATTCCCGGGCGGCCCCGCTTTTTGGGTACTTTTTTAGGCATCAAGCAAAAATAGTAAGCATAAAAGAGGAAAAAAACAACTTTATGTTTCACGTGAAACATTAATAGTTAACTTAACGGGGTTTTTACCGTAGCATTTTTACCGATATTGTTTGTTAAAAACTCGCCCATAGCCAGCGCCGCGGGGGGGGATGGGAAAAAATTTATGAAAAATAAGCCCTAACCTACTGAATTATATAGGAAATATGGCACGGGCCCCTGAATTATAAGCCCACGGCCCGCGGGCCATTATCCGCCCCGCCTAAGCTATTGATGTATAAGCTATTGCGCGTTTTGCCCAGACAAATACCCCAGCTATTCAGTAACTTAGCCGCGGGCCGTGCTACAGGGCCACTAATCGCGCCCGTGGGGCACGTATCGCGGGCCTCGGTAGGGCTACCGGATAGGCGGCTAACGGGGCGCGTATCACGGGCCAGCTGGGGCGGCTGACGGGGCGCGAATCACGGCCCGTTAGCCATGCGTTTTTGACTGGGAGCACGGGGCACGGCGCGGCATGTTTCACTAACAAATTGAGCGCAAAAAAAAGCCCCGCCGCGGGCAACCGAGGCGGGGCCAAATGCCGACTACTTGCAGCTATCTACCAGCCATTTTTAGAAGCATGGGCAAGGATACGTTTAACATCAGCGGGGCGGATATGGAATGCGTCTTCTACCCAATCTGACCAAACAGTGCCCCACTCGCCCTCAGTTAACTCCGATAAATTAACCGACAGCAGCCGCCGCGTTATGTCCCCAGACTCATCTTTCCAATCCATATACACGTGCCCCCAAGACACGCCCTCATCAGGCGACATATCAATCTCAACTGTAACCGATACGCGGGACAGCGGGGCAGTATCAATACTTTCCCATAACTCATTAGACGATTTTGAATCGCCTCCCCATTTTTTAAGGGCCGCATGAGAAGTGCCCTGCACTCTCATTACTCTAGTTGTTGGTGCATAGTCCATACTTCATTACTCCACTTTAGTTTAAGAACAAACACATTATACCAAGGCAAAAAAAAGCCCCGCCGCGGACAACCGAGGCGGGGCCAAATGGGGCGGCCTTCTCTACGCGGCGGCGGCCTTCTCTACCTGTAAACCGTCCATATACTCAACGGCCTTCTGGGCTTCAGCCGCGGCGCGGAAAATAAACCGCGTGTCACTTTTTAGCGCCGTGATCCAGCCGCTAAGGTACTGCGCATGATCAACGCGCGGCTCGGAACTAATGCCCAATAATTTACAGAGAAAAGTAGCACCAAGCTCCGCAATTAGCTCTTCATATGCGTAGCCATTTTTGTTGCGCTCAGTTTTTAGGCGGTGCAAGCGTGACGGCGCGCCGGTCCAATGTGTGCACTCATGCAAAAAAGTGGAATAAAAGCACTCGGTCACGGTACTGGTATCAGTTGCCCTAAACGCCTCCCGCGCTGGCATATGGATCGTGTCAGTACTGGGCCGGTAGTAGGCCCCGTCAACACTGCCGTGCTCTACGTTAGCGCCTAAGTTATTAATGTAGGCGTCCACATTGGCTAACCGCTCAGGCAGGTCCTCCCCGTTAACTTCCGGCGCGTACTTTTCTATCAATGCCGCGGGGCAGTTGTCTACCTGATCAGAACTAAAAACACTGGAGTGCCTGAGAATGGGGTACGTGTATTTTTCCCGCGCTCCGGTTTTCGCGTTATCGCGCTCCCCGTTGCCGGTTTTGTAGAACACAATATGAGTGCCCTGCTCCCCGCGTCTAACTTGCGCCCCTGTTTTTTGCCACTGCTTATAGCTGGCCCATATGGTAGCGCCGCCGCCGAATAGCCCCAGCATTAGAGTATTGATTCCGCGGTAGCGGTTACCCGTCACGCCGTTAACCGGCCAGCCGCCCATGCGGGCAAACGGTAAGGTAAAACCGCTCCCGTGTTCTTCCATTAGCTCCAGTACTTTCTCAGTCACTTCTTTGTACATATTCATAACTAAAACTCCATTTTTCACGGCCAAAAATAGCCGCATATATATTATATGCGTTTTTGCGCATACAAAAAAGCGCCCGAAACAGGGGCGCATAGGTATCGACTACCTATAGATAGTGGAACTGGGGACCGACTAGGGGCTAATGGCTGGCAATAATAACGGGAATACCGGAAAAGCGGCGGGAGCCGCAAGCATGGCCGCGGGGAGTGCAGCTCCCACACTGGCCCGGGCAAGTGAACGCGGAGCGGCTGTCCGATACCTTGAAAGCGGCGCGCAATTCGGCGTTATGTGCGCGCCCGCCGTGGTCCCGCGTGGCAACCTTGCGGCCAAGGGATACGGCAATGAATTCGCCTCGGGCAATGGGTAACCGCGCCACGGCGCGGGCGGTAGCGGCGCTATGATTGTGACCACTGGACAGGTTTAACAAATAGTTATCGGGATAGGGGCCAGCATAGGCCAACAATTCATCAAACGATTTTGAATACCCATAAGCGGCCAACCAAGGGCGCGCCCGAAGGGCGGTAAACCAAAACTGGATATCGGCCACGCTGCTAAAATCGCCGTCCACATATAATCGGAAATCTAGCGGCCCCTGCACTTCAAAAACATCAAGGGCAGCTAGGATTTTTTTCTGACCGCTGGGAGTATTCAGTAACAAAGCATTCTGGGCTTGGCGGCAATAGGCGGCGGGGTATCTGTGAGCTTTCATCG